TCCCACCAAAAGGCATATTAATACTTAACAGAAAGTCAAATGATGTAGATCCAGGAATTAAAGTGCATTATTTTTCTGGCACTGGATATTCTTCTATAACTACCGAATACACTGACACAACTACATCTTATTCATTTTCTAAAACTATAAATGCATTTAAGATTGTTTCCGATAAAGCACAAAATATTTCAACAATATTTTTGAAACTCAAAAAAACTGGAAGCATTGTAAATCTTGGCGACAGAATTAATGTTGCTTTATATACTCATGATTCCACAAATGATGCTCCTTCTGCATCGCTTGGCAGTTTTTCATCAATACAATTTGATGATTTGACTACTTCTTTTGATTCATATTCCTTTACAAATACTGGAATTACTTTAACAGCAGATACAACTTACTGGATTCATATAACATTAGACAACTTACCTATAGCCGTTGTTGGGCAGGCTACTATAGATATTGCTAATTTCACAAATACATCTTCTGAATTTGCATATTATGACTCTACAAATACAACTTGGATTAGAATAGCAAATACTTCACCATATTATAAAATTACAGCATTCAATACAGCATCAGCGGAATTGTCTTCTAAAGATTATTTACTTGATTTATTTGAAATTCCACTTAAAGAGGTATCTGTTTATGGCGGAAGTTCTGATCTTTCAAAATTTGAAGTTATTGGCAATGATCAATCAAATTACATCTATAAAAAGTTTGATCCAGTTTATGAAGATCTAACTAACTCTACAAACAATATTTATCCAACTGTTACAAATTTAATTGTTGGTGCAACTGCTAAGAATACCAAGACTTATATCCTGCAAGTAAAAAAAACCAAAACATCTGACTGGGAAGATATTGTTGAAAATATTGCAGATTCAGAAACAACAGATTATTTAAACTTTACTTTTACAACACCACTTTCTTTGTATGCTGCCCGTATTGCATATCAGGGAGATTATTTTACGATTGATCAACGTGGGGACATAACTATTGCTGCTTATGATCAATTTTCAGATGTAGTATCAGCACAAATATCAAGATTCTCAGATTTTAGAGATGCAACATCTTTTCCAAATGCAGATGCAAAAGGATTCATAGATTTTTCTGCTGGTGAAACTACCTTTACAAATATTGATCTTACTAATGCAGCATATTTGTGGTCCAAAAAAACAGGAAATGCTTCTTCTGAAATTACAGCAGTTGCAACATTCAATGACAAAGTTCTTATTGCAGCAAATCACAAAATGTTCGTTTATAAAGACGGTGCTATATATGAAATTCTCAATGAATCACTTGTAAACGAAAAATATCAAATTACTTGTATTCATGTTTACAATGGAAGAGCTTACGCTGGAACAAACTATGGACTTGTTTTCACATCTTTTAATGGAGAGTTTTGGAGTGTATTAAATGCCAAAGATCCTTTGTCAACAACCAATTATAAATTACTAAAGCCTATTGTTTCTATAACATCATTGGGAAATAATTTATTCCTTGGATCAACTAAAGGCTCTACAAGTATATGCTCAGTTTATCAGTACAATGGTAAATCCATAACAGAAATCAAGACATTTTCATATGACCAAGTATCTGCATTAACGGCTAAAGATTTCACTTTGTATGTAGGTGTTGGTGGAGATTATGGAAGTGCAGCGTCTGCAGTTTATAAATATTACAATTCTGAATGGGTACAAACATTATCCTCAAACTTTGACAATGTTGAGTATCTTGCAAAATCAATTACAAGAAATTCAGTTGTAGCAGGATTTAGAGGAGGCCAAATTTGGGAGCTATCGTTTACAAATGCAACAGCTAATTCTTGGTCTAAACTTTATGACACTTATGCTGACCATATTCATTATATTTATGATGACCCAAATGGCAACTATATTTTTATTAGCGCTGATAATGGAACTTATGGATATTTTAAGTCAATAAATGGTTTTAAAAAAATAGTTTCATATTCTTATGATACAAATCAACTAAACTCTACTTGGAGATCTTACACTGGATCTGGTATTACTTGGACAGATTTAGGAGACATTGAAAGCTACAATTTTGTTGCATATAGAGGTCAAACTCAAGCAATAAATTACACAGGAGCTATTGGAAGTTCATTTATCCCTCCAACAGGTTTTACAAATAGTTCTGTTTCATTTGAAGGGGCAGTGTTAGCTTCAAAAGATGGCGCATTATCATTTAGAATTGATAGTAGTGTTGGGTATAATTTATTTGTTAATGATACTCTACAAATAAGTAATTATAATCAATCTACAAATTTAACGACTCTTTATTCAACAAACGCTTTTAATACAACAGAAGGCGATTTACTCAAGATAAAGCTTCAAACTACTAATAATGTTGGGTCTGGAACTACTTTTAAATTATTGTGGCAAAAAGCAGCTGGAGAAACATTTGAAGCAATTCCATCTTCGCAATTCTACGGCTCAAGTAAAATAAAATCTGTCACTGCAATTGGAAATACATTCTACGGTGCTGGAATGGATGGTAGTGTTTATGAATTTACTACAACTCCATATGAAAACAACAGTAGATATATTTATGCTAGATTCAAGGATGAAGCAGGCAACATTCAAGGCGTAGCTCTTCCAGCTCATGCTTCTGGATTTCCATTAGTAAGTGACAGAATGATACAGGTGGCAAATACAGCAAATAACACAAGTTCATTTATTCAATACACCAACACTACTATTGTCTCAAATTCAAATACAACAATCAATCCTGTGACTGGAAATACTCAGAACAACCAGAATAATAATCCAACACAGGGTCAAACAAATGCAAATACTACACCCACAACAACGACAAATACTAATTCTAATAACCAGAATTTATCTACGACTAATAATTCAGGCGTTATCTATCAAATTCAAAAGAATGCTGACAACTCGCTATCTAGGAAGGGGATTTATGTTCCCCCTTCAAGAACTTACCCAGTTTACGCTCCTGACCGTAAAATCAGAGAGTATGGAATTTATGAAGTTCAGCCAATTTATGTTCCAACACTTATTACGTGGACACAGATTGTTGCCTTAATTTTAAATAAATATCCATCAAGCCCAGATTCTTCATTAGATAACGGCACACAAGTTAATATTTATGTAAAAACTGGCAATACAAGAGCAGAATGTATTGCTGCATCATACGGAGATCCTCAGTCATTGTCCACAATCAATGACAGTCTTGCACAAACAACTACACAATCACTGTCAGTAGATTTATCTGCATATTCAGGAAAATGGTTGCAATACAAAGTAGAGTTGATAACTGCTACTCCAAATGTCACTCCAGAATTGCTGTCTTTGACTATTTCTTACACTTCATCAACAGGCAGCTATTTCTTCACAAGAATGTTTGATACATCTAATTATGACACTGATGCTCCAATGATTAAAAGAGGATTATTATCCTCTAACGAATTAAAAAACAATGGTAGCATCGTGTACGGATACACAACTTCTGATGACACTAATGAAACATTTAATTTTGCTAACTACACAGTAATTTCGCCTAATCAAACATTCGAATTATCAGAAGCATCAAGCAAAATTAGATTTGGAATTTTTCTTACAAGTGTAGGAACAACTCCATCTATGGTCTATGATTTTGCCGTACAACTTGATATAGGAGATGCTAGCATCAAATTCAATCCAAGTTTATAGACAATATGGCTAATCGTACATCAATTTACAAGTTTTTATATTCATCGTTTGGCGATATTTGGTATCCAGGTTATGACTATGAAAATATGCTTACAGCTGAAACCAATTTTTCAGGCATATACTCTTTCTTTGGGCCTGGAATCATCAATGGGTGGAATGTAACAAAGTTAGAAGATAGTAGAGCTGATCAAATTTTGCTTCTTGATGGATACAATTCTAGTGCATCAAGCGAATATGGTCAAAAACTTGCTTTATTGAATCTTAATTTTTCTATAACTTGTTTAGCAGCTACAACTACAAATATTACTTTATCCAATACTCAAACAATAGATGGTATTTCTGTAGTAGTTGGTGATTTGGTATTAGTGAAAAATCAATCCACATCTTCTCAAAATGGCGTTTATACTGTCGCCTCTGGCTCATGGACTAGACATTCTTTACTTAATTCTTCTTCAGATTATTCTGATAACTTTGTTGTTTATGTAAGTTCAGGCACAGTAAATCAAAAAACTTTATGGATTGGCAGTGTTGCATCGTCAAACTTTACATTAGATACAAGTAATTTATATTTTGAAAATGCTTTCAAACAGTGCATAAAAGTTAGCACAGGCGATGGCATCATTGATAAATATGCAGCAAAGACAGAAAAACCATATTACTTTAGGCAAACAATTGGTAATATTTTTTATGTCTGGGCTGAGTCTGGAATATCTACTTTATCTGATGAAGTATGTAATATTACTTGCCCATTAATTCCTGATGCTAAATACAACACATATTCGAATGCAGTCTATCTTGCAACTGTAATTTATAAAGCAGACCCAACATATACTGATTATAATGTTATTTCAGAAATAATATATGAAGAAAGAAGAAATCAAATAAATGAATCTTCAGGAGAATTTCAAAGACAACTTCAACTTTCATACCTCAAACACAAACATTTGGGAGAAATTAATTCAGCTTCCAAAATAGATTTAGGAAATTATCTAGTCTTGTTTGCATCAAATAATGATGGAAGTCTTTCTTATGACAATACCAATATTTTTGTACTCAAGAAGTCTGATGGATCAATTTTTAACGAATCTTTGACAAGATACGGCACTCCTGTTGTAAAACTCGATGGAACTATACTTTCTACTTCAGATTATTCAATAAGTGAAACAAATAAATTATATTTATATCAAAATATAAAGGCAACTTCTAAAATAGAAGTATATTTGCCATATTCTACTGACAAAACTCTTTTTGCTATAGATGTCAATCAAGCTTTGCTTTCAAGTTCATTAGTCTTTGAAAGTTATATAAGTTTGACAGATGGCACGATTTATCAATTTACTGACGCTCTTGGAGTTACTACAGATAAGTACAATTATTTTTCTTGGACAGATTTTCAATATAATGATGCAAAAGTTTATTTGTCAGAAAATCTTATTGAACCAGTAAATTATGAAATCAATCCGTATTCTGGAACAATACTCCTCAAGAGTTCAATACCTAACTATGATAACTTCACATTTTCAGATTTAAGAGTAATTATTATCTCTCGCAAAGAAGAAATTAGAAATTCACTTTCAAATGATTTTATCAATAGTTTATCTGCAGACAGTATATCAACTGGTAAAATATCACTCAATAACTTAAGAATAAACCATTTTAGCGAGAATAGATATAAAGAAACTTTGACTTTCGTTCCTGATAAATTCTTAGTAACAGGTATCGGAAAATCATACTTATATCCTCAGAATACAAATTCGTCCATTCAATACAATGATAGTTTATGCTTCTTCTATAAAAGTGCAAATATTTTTTCTAGTTTAAATTTAATTTATGTTGCTTCTTCTAGGGGTTTGTTTCAATTTAATATCAATAGCAACACAGCACAAACTACAAACTGGCAAAATGATTTTGGAAAAATATTATCACTACAAGACAATATAATTTATCCGACAAATGAAAATTATTTTAAGAAAGTTTATGCATCAACAACTTTAGGGAAAGTTTATTATAAAGATACTGAGGATGTATGGTCTGAATTAAAACTTCCTATAACAGAAAGCGGAATAGCAAAAACCATAAGTGCTTTTAAGATTTCTTCTGATAAAACTGCAGACGGATCTTATCAAACTTATCAATATGGTTTGACAAACGATAAAGTTTATTACAGTATCATTCCAGACAATACAGCTTATCAAAATTGGAATTGGAGTGAAATTTCAAGTTTTTATAATAGCTCAGGTACTGCAATAACTAATATCTATAATCTTTCTGGAATTGAAGAAATATCTGTTCAAAAAACTACTTTTGTTGAAAATGCTGAAGATGATGTCACTATTCAAAGAGCGTTATACATTGGAGCAATAGGTACAAGCACTAAAGGACTTTACTACGGAGACTTTAGCCAATTATTACAAATATTTGACGAGCCAGTAAAGGGAATTTATTGGATTCAAGATGGCACTTACAAAAATAATATTATCTGGTGGAATGATTATCAAGCATTTATAACTCACACTGCAAAGTATATTGAAGATGCTACAGGTAAGTATTGGTCTCTTCCATTCTCGCAACCTACTACTTCTTTTAGTAATGCTTTATGTGCTACTACTGGGGATATCTCACTAACAGGAACACAAATAATTGATGGTGTATCTGTAAGTGCTGGTAATATTGTTTTAGTTAAGAACCAAACAACTAAATCAGAGAATGGAATTTATGTTGCATCTGCTGGAAGTTGGACAAGATCAACTGAATTAGATGTCAACGCTGAATTCATCAATTGGAAAACTGTTTACGTCTTAAGCGGAACAATTAATGCTGATAGCTCTTGGCACCTTGTAGTTGAAGATGCGTTTAATTTTGGAACTTCTGATGTTGTATGGGAAGTTCAGAGACTTAAGATATATCAAAATTCAACTCCTACTGGGGCTGGTTCTAGTAATATCATTAATTGCGTAGTTCAAAGAAATTCAACTACATTTCCAACTGATTATTTAGTTGGTCATTCAAATGGAATTGCAAGACTACAAGAAACATCTTTTGGATCTACAACAGCATATACTGAATTATTTTGGGAACCTGTCTTCCAAGGATCAGTAAATGCTCTTTATAGTTATGATGATACTTCAAATTATGGAAAATTATATGCTGGAACAAACAACGGCATTTTCATTAGCACAGAACTTCTTTGGCAAGATGTAAATATTTCAAACACTCTTTCTCTTGATTATCGATGGAAAAGAGCCAATGATACATTTAGCGAAAATGATACAGAGTTTGCAGTTTTTGATAAAGAATATAATCAAATAACTAGCTTTTCCTTAAATTATCCTTATCAAATGGTATCAATTGGAACTTCATATGTGCCTGGTAATCAGCTATTCTATGAAAGAAGTTTCAATACTTTCACAACAAATCCTTGGAATAATACACAAACTGATAGCACAAGAATAATTACTTATATCAACAATGAACCAAGTACAATTCCATTTTATTCCAATGCGTCTGAAGGCAAAATAACATTTACCCAATCAGTACTTAAAAAAGATATTGATAATGTAAAATTGTCTGTAGTTCATGATTTTCCAACAATATCGGATGCTGGAACAAAACCTCATTCTTCAACATTTGTTCCACTATATAAAACAAAAAAACCTATTGCATTACTAGCTAGAGCAAACTCAAATACAGACACTAAAATATATGTCAATCAAGATATAGAAAATTATTCTCTGATAGAATTGAAGAATGGCAATAATTATGAAATTGCCATAATAAAATCAATTGATAATACTTCTTTTCCTTCAGAAATCTCATTATCTGTAGCAAGACTTACAAGCACTACTACATTTGATGTTGGTACAGAAGTATATGGTATTAAAAATGAGATTGTTTCTGGATTGGAAGATGATCTTTATCTTGCAATTTCAAATCAGACATACAACTTGGCATCTGAAAATAATTCCAATATTCAAGAGTTAGCAAGAAAAATCAAATCAATAAATTCAACTATATTTGACTTTACTGCGCCATTTATATCACAAACAGATACAAGAGGACTTAAGAACACTTTATTAATTAATAATTTCTCAAGTAATGCTAGTTTTGATAGTTTAAATTCATCATTCAAAAACAGAACAGAATTAATTCCAACAGTAAATGATTTTGAAAGTGATCCAATCCAAGTCAAGGGAATTATTGGTTTGACAAAAGATGGCACAGGTACAAGAATAATTACTGAAAAGGGTGTTTGGAAATATACTGGATATTGGGAGCTTGAAAGCACATTAGACAGTGCTTTTGATACCAGTTATATTTCATATAATCCGAATCTTGAAATAATTGTTGGCGCTTCTAATGGGCTTTGGAAGTTTGACACAACTTGGCAAAAACAAACTTCATCAGCAAGACAAAATGCATATCTCACTGGTTTCTGGAATGGTTCTTTATTTGAAGCATTTGCAACTAGTGATGGATTAAGTATTAAGCTTGGTTCTACTACTTTCCTATCTGACTTCCTAAAACTTACTTCGAATAATGTAAATGGACTTTTCAAAGGTACGTATACAAAGAATAGTGCTGGAACTGTATCTGAATTTGAAAGTTTACACGCAGCAGGAGACGATGGATATTATGTTATGACAAATAGCACACAATATTCAACATTCTCTTCATTCCTTGTTCCGAGAAAAATGTTCAATGCTGGAAATCCTGAAGGCGTAAACAAATTCTATAAATCTTTTCAAGCATATAGCGTTCCTTCACTTACAAAGAAATCAGAATATGCAAATCCATTATTTATTCTTACTAATGATGGTATTTTAAAAGTAAGAAATTGGAAATATTCTTATCCAGATGATTTAAATTCTTCTGACTTCATTGTTGAGAGCAGATATTTGAGAGGACTACATTGTTTCTCTTATGCAATTGACACTGAAGCCGCTATTGGATCTACTCCTGGCAAATCTAAAATTTACATCGGAACAAATGATGGAGTTTACAGATCTTTTGATGAGGGAAATTCTTTTGAAAGATCAGACTACATTGGTACACTTCCAACTTGTGTTTATGATCTTCAAGTCTTTTCTTCTACATTTGACAGCATCACTCAAAATGTTTTAGTTGCTTGTAGTAATAATGGAATTTGGTACACACTTGATGATGGTGATTGCTGGTATAGAACTGGTGAAAATACAAGTGAAGGATATAGTCCAGTACTATTTGCATCCAAGCCTTCAAATGACATCAGATTTATAAATAATGATAGTTCTTCAGTCGGATATTTAGCGCAGACATTTACTACATCTTCAACTGCAAGCACAATTTCAAAAGTATCTGCATTCCTGTCAATTAGAGAACAAGACAACATTGCAAATTCTTCATATAATGACAGTCTTGCAAATACAACTCTTACTGCTTATGTTTACTCTGTTGACGCCAATATAAGGCCACAAACTCAATTAGCTGCTTCAAGTCCTATCACATCTTCAAGTGTAAATGTTGGTGGATTTACAAGTTTCAATCTTATTAGTGCATTAGATATACCAGGAACAGGATCAACAACTTTAGCCCTTGTTATTAAAGAAACAGCAAGTTCTATTCCAATCTTTAAGTGGAAAAAAGCATCTACAAGTAATCCTTATTCTGGATATGGATATACTAGTGCAAATGCTATAACTTGGACAGGAATTAGTACAAGTTATGACTTCTTCTTTCAAGCACATTATGACAATGCTTATGCTCCAATAGAAACTATTGTTCCTATTGGTAATTACAATAACACTGAAGTTAATTGGGATAGTGGAAAAAGCAAAGGTGTTATTTCTAGTGATGATGGCTACTTATATCTAAAGCCTAAATTTGTAATATCAAACGTTTTTGATAATTCTGCTTCTATGAAGATGTCATCAGGATTCTCAAACGATTTCAACAATCTGATTACAAATATTTTTACTAGAACTAATCAACAATACTATGCTCAATTTTCTTTTGCAGATCTTTGGACATTTGGCACTAGCATAAAGCACGAGACAGGAAGCGGGTTTACAAACTCTGGAATCGCAATCACTTCTATCATTGGATCATTGAAATATGATGGCGATAATAGCAACTTGTATGACTGCCTTGAGTACGCTCTAATTGGACAGCAACCAGCAGCAATTTCAGGTATTGCAGACACATCTTTGATTTCAACTTACAAGGATTACTTGTCAGATGAAAATTTGATAAGACTTGATTTGCTCAAGACAAGATATAAGAATGAAAGCAACAAGCAGTTAAATCTAGTTCCAAAAACAGGAAGCTCTACAGGATCAACTCTTACATTTTCTACTGATGGAACTAATACTTTCACTTGGAATACAACAGACTATCCATATGCTGAAGTTGTCAAAAATGGAACTACTTTGGGTTCAGGATTTACTGTAATACCATCAACAGGCAAAGTATCTTTCACTTCATCAATTGGTAGCACAGATTCAGTTGTTGTATATTTGAGACAAGATTGGAATGGGTTAGCAGACACAATTCCAGCAAATACTACGGTTTCAAAGTATATGATGGAAAGATTAGCCAGTTTATATATTCCATTGACATTCGTTGTTTCTGATGCTGACAACGATAATGCAGTATCTATTTTAAGTTTAGAAAACAATATAAATTATAGCTGGGGAAATCAAGGTACGAAATTAGTTGCTTTTGGTGTTGATGATAAGATAAACTCTGGAAACTTAAGACAATTAGTTCAAAATACAAGTGGTCTTTATTTTGATGCTAGTTCTTCATACTGGGCTGGAATAACTACTTCTTTATTGCACGGCGGAGTTAATTCATTATTTGCTGGCTATTGGAAGAAAGAAGTAGAATTTGACACTCCTAAATTTATTAAGTCAATTACTACTGCGTACACGGTTTCTACAGGTCAGAGTGTAGATAGTGCCTGCACAGTCAAATACAAGTATTCTTCTGATAAAAAGAACTATAGTGATTGGATTACTCTTACTTCAACATCTACTCTCAATAAAGAAATTACAAACTTAAATTTCCAAATTGATATGACTGAAGGATGGAATAATGTTACAAGCCTTCCTGTTTCTCCGTATGTCAGCCAACTGTATTACATAGAAGTTTCTCCAGCTGTAAACTATTTCTTTACAACTGCTCTTACTTCAACTGATGATATCTTTGAATACATTCTTTCAACTGATTATTCTGACACCGATAAAGCAAAATTGACTTGGGGTATTTGTAAGGGTAATAGTACAAACTGGAATGATTATGAAGAACTTATTAAAAATAATAATGGGATAATTTCTTCTAGACAAAGATCTTATAAATATACAAATGTAGCTTCTTTTGAAAAACTTACTTGCATCAAGTCAGTAAATAACAATTTTACATATTTTGTCTATAACAATAATGAAAGATTTACTTGGTCGTTGACAGATACAGTTGAAGTCTATTTAAACTCTTCACTTCTTACCTCAAATCTTTACACAATCGACAATGTAAATGGAACAATAACATTCAGACAAGAAGTATTGTCTGGTAATCTTGTTCAAGTTTCTATAAGCAGAATAGGAACAAGATATGAGGCTTTTGGAGAAGGCACTGTTTCTACCGACTATAAGAACTATTTTGCTATAAATGGAAGATGGCCTGAAGATAGTAAAATTGTAGTTTTAATCAACAATGAAATAGTTCGTGGCGGATATAAATTAGATCGTTATGATGGAAAAATAATATTTGACACTAATAAATCTTCTAGCGATATTATTACTGTATTTATCTTGCAAAGTTCTGATTATAGATTAGGACTTAAAGTTGAGACATATGCTTCAACAGCATCAAGTACTTACAACTTTGAATTCACACAAAATTCAGTGCCTAATTCAAATGTTTACTCTCATTACTTAAATACAAACATTCCATCCTTAAAGGCTGAAAGTTTGGCATTGAAATCAGATGTTTCATTTGCTTCTGTCGGATCTTCTACCCAAATTGCTAGTTCATCAAGAATTTACGTTGATTACAATTATTTATCTGACAACAAGCAATACAAGCCAAAAACAAGATGGTACAGAACTAGAGTTTCAGGTGGAGGGACGACAACCATAGAATTGGACTCTTCACCAAACTACAGAGATAGATTGGTTCAAAGAAAATCAGATTTGAATGCAGCTAATGATTATTTTAAGATTAATGATATCGTTTATGTGACATTAGAGCCAAATGACAATTTTGATTATGGAATCATGTATACTTCTGAACCAATTGTAATTAGATCTTTATCTGCTCCTTATGTGTACGACGTTCAAATTAAATCCTTGAATACCATTATTGACAATAAAATATCAGCAAATAGTTCATTGCAAGCATATTATAATTTCAATGGAAGTTCTGATCTTTCTACTATTGAATGGTTTGAATGGACAAATGGTGTTTCAAATAAAATTTCTGAAGGTAGTTTGCTTAATCCAGCTGTCGTTTTAAGAAATATGGCAATATCTTTCATAGTCAAACCTTATGATGGAACAACTTACGGAACACCAATAGAAAGTCAAGTTCTTTACATTGTGTAAAGGAATTGGGAAAATTATATAAAGAATAATATACTTGTATCGAGGTGAACAAAATGCAAGACAAAATTCAATTTATTCCTGAAGAAGACTTAAAAGTTGTATCGGTTCCGTTTGCAGCACTGTCTCAAACCCAAAACTGGGGTATGTCTCTAGCAAACATTCAAGATGTTTGGCAAGTTTCAAAGCAGGGTGAAGGTATAAAAGTAGCAATTCTAGATACAGGTTTCTCAGAACATCCTGACTTGGTTGAGGCTTGGAAATTAGAAGAAGCTGTAAACTGCTCTGCTGACGCAAGTGTTAATGATCAAGGCAGTGGACATGGTGTTCACGTAGCTGGAATTATTGCTGGTTCTGATAATGATTTTGGCGTAGTTGGCGTGGCTCCCAAAGCAAAATGTTATGCTATTAGAGTTCTTGATAATAGTGGCGGTGGAAGCTATGACACTATAGCAGCAGGCTTGAGAAAAGCAATTGACTTAAACGTAGACATTATTAATATGTCCTTGGGAGCTCCATCTGAGCCTCCATCATTTATTCATGATTTGATCAAAGAAGCGGTGTCAAAGGGTATTGTTGTAGTTGCAGCAGCTGGAAATGATTCTCATGCAGTTAATTATCCAGCTAGATACGATGAAGTAATTGCTGTTGCTGCTTTAGATGAAAGTGGAAATCTTGCCACTTTCACATCAAAAGATTTTACAGTAGATATTGTTGCTCCTGGCACTAATATTTATTCCACTCACTTGAATGGAAACTATTGTAAAATGTCAGGCACAAGTCAAGCATCTCCATTTGTTGCTGGTATTTGCGCATTGATAAAAGCAGGCTTAAAGAATCAAAATCTTCTTCCTGAATTTGGAAATCAATTCTGTCAAGAAGACATGATGGTTGCTTTAAGAAATATTTCAAGTTTGCAAAATGTTCATGTTCAACCTGGAGACGAACAGAATTGGGGACCTGGAGTTCCTAAACTTGCAAATATTGATTGGTCAACTATTACTGTTAAAAAATCTTAACTACGAGCAAAAAGCTAAAAAAAAGAAATGTCTTCAGCTCCTTTTATTACAAGAGGTGAAGCATGAAAAAGAGATTATTAGTTTCTTTGGTAATTGGTTGTATTCTATTGTTATTGGCTTACTGTCAGCCATACAAATTAGTAGTAGTTGTTGGTCGTTCAATGATGCCTACATATAAAAATAGACAAATATTGTTGGCAAAAAGAACTAAAGATTTTAAAAAAAGCGATATCGTAGTAGCTTTGAGTGATGATAGAAGTTTGATTGTTAAAAGAATATTGTATACTCCAGAAGAATACTATTACTACATGATGAAAAAAAATGGAGTTTTTCAACTTATAGTTGATAACTCTTATCATTCAATCTTGGAATACAAAAGTTTAGATGACGTTTATATGATGGAATTGAAAGTACCAAAAGATCATTATTATTTAGTTGGAGACAATCTTAATGAATCTGATGATAGTAGAAGATTTGGAACTATTGATGAAAAAGACATTTTGTACAAAGTAATACAATGAATTTTAAATTAGACGTAAATTATTTGGATGGTTTGATAAAGACTAGCCAGAGCACAGAAAAGATTGAAGATCCAGTTAAAAAAACAATACAACTGGGCCTTCAATCTTCTTGTTCTATCTACGTAAGATCTGGTAAAAAAAATTGGTCAGGCAGTGGTTTTTATATTGGTAATAACATTGTAATTACTGCTGGACATGTAGTTCCGAACGATGAAACATTAACTGAAATATTAGTTTCATTTGATAATAAAAATTTTATTCCAGCAACTTTTTTGATATCTGATCCAAATATTGATTCAGGAGCAATCAGAATTGAAAGAGTACCTGACAACATTCCTGAATTAAGGCTTGTTAATAGCGATTCCGTTGAGGTAGGAGATATAGTTGCTGTTATCGGATCTCCAGAAGGCTTTCACGACACAGCTACAGTTGGTAGAGTTTCGAACGTACACCAAACTATCAATGATCCTAATATGCCAGCTTGGAATGATATCATTTTTGTAGATGCAGACATTTTAGAAGGTTCTTCAGGCGGAATGGTCATTGGCACTGATAATTTAGTTATAGGTACAATAATGGGTGTAACAGGACAACATGCTGATATTGGAGTTGGTGAAAATGCAGTATGCCCTTCCAATAAAATTACTAATATGCTATCCAAATTAGTATAATGATTTTATGCCAAACCCATACGATGTACTAGGTTTACCTCAGAATTCCTCATTAGATGATGTTAAAAAAGCTTATCGTAAGTTAGCAAAACAATATCATCCTGATGTCAATAAAGAAGCAAACGCTGAAGAAAAATTCAAAGAAATATCTCAAGCTTATGAAGATATATTAAATCCCCCACCTCAACAGCCGCATTTTGAACCTCCATTTAATCCTTTCAGAAATACGCCGCAAAATGCATTTAGACGTAATTTAAACACACCAATTACAGCAACAATTGAACTTGAATTAGAAGAAATCTATAGAAATGTAGTTAAAAACCTGAATTATGAAAGATTAGCTCCATGTGGTGCTTGTTCTGGGGCAGGTGGTAGAGGAAATGTAAACGTTTGTATGACCTGTATGGGATCAGGTGAACATTACATTATTCAAAATTTAGGGTTCATGCATGTAAGAAATTATGCTGGGCCTTGTCAGGATTGTTATGGGCGTGGTGAAAAGTTTGAGTCTTTCTGTAATTACTGCAATGGTTCTGGTCATGTAAAGATTTATGAAAACTTTGATCTAACTATCAATAAAGGCCATGTATATCGTTCTACAATGATTAATGGCAGAGGCAATCATGGTGATATTCATCAAGCACCAGGTCCTCTTATCGTAGAAGTAATTACCAAACCGAGAGATAAATATGAGATTGATGCCAACTTGAATTTAATTCATGAATTTGAAATTGATCCAGTTATGGCATTGATTGATCCAGAGTTCAAGTATACACATGTTAACGGAAACAAATTAAATTTTAAGTTCAATACTAGTCTTAAAAATGGTTATGTACATATTGTCAAAAATAAGGGAATTCCAACTTCAAACGATACATATTCTGACTTACATCTCAAAATAATGTATAAGGTTCCTAAAGATATTTCTGAAGAGGAAACCTTATTTTTGAAATCATATGTTGATTCTAGAAAAAGGAGGCAAATGTTATGAGTATGGTAAAAAGAGCAACAGGTAAGATTGAAAATTTTACAAGCGCTGAAGGCGAAGAAGTAAATGCAACTAATCTTGTTTGGGCTGATGAAAAGAAAGATGAAACTGTCACTGCACAAATTAAAGATGAACTAGTGATTCCTGCTACTACAAATATGGATCTTGATCCTAATGCATCTGATGATGATGACAGCGTAATCGCAAAGGACTGCTAACTATGGAATCTCTTACTAATTTATTGAAATCAACCCAGAATGAAATTATTATTTATGTAGTTTGTTTTATTTTGGGCAGTGTAGTTTTCTTTTTCTTGGCAAAATCTAAATCTGAAAGTTCAGCTGCATTACAAACTCTTGAAGTTGTAAAGCTTGTATTGCGCAGTAAATTGGGCGAAAAAGCAGACGGAATTTTAGATATTTGGATTGAAGGCTTAAAGAAAATTCAAGATGGCGAATTCTCACAGGATGATGCTGTTGATCAATTTGTAAGATACATTCGTTTAGGATGTGCTCAAAAAGGCATTGAATTATCTGAAGAAGATGTTGACAAGATACATATGCTTGTTCTTTCTACATTGGAAACATTTGTAGGTAAGAAACCAAAGCAAATTCAAATTGCAGTTAACAAATTCAACGCAATGAATCATCGTTAGGACTGCTTTCTTTCACAAAACAACCATTTTGTTGACATCAACAAAATGGTTGTTTCTTTAATGGTATACTGGTTATTATGGTAGAAGTTGAAGTTTACAATGATAAAAGTGTCATCATAAACCACGACGATCCTATGGGAAAATTACCCTTCCCTTATCAAGAAGCTTTAAGGAATGAACTTTCCTATAAAGTACCTGATTCTGAATGGTCTGCAAAGTATAAAACTGGTCAATGGGATGGAAGAATTTCTCTTTATGTGAAGCGAAATCAATCTTTTCCTACTGGTCTTACTATGCGTGTGGCTCGTCTTTTTGATGAATTGAATGTAACATATAAATTTTCTGATAAAAGAGAAAAGCCCATTAGAGATTACAATATAACTTGTGATTTTATGGGAAAAGATCTTCGTGATTATCAAATGATTTCAGGAGACTTATCTCTTAAAAATCAACGTGGAATGCTTGCTCTTGCTACTGGAGCTGGAAAGACTATGACTTCTTGTTATATCTTTCATAAACTCAAAGTAAAGCCTGTTGTATTCATTGTTCCAGCTATTGAACTTCTCAAACAAACGCAAAAAGAATTTGAGAAATATCTTAAAATTGATGGTCAACCTGTTAAAGTTGGTATTGCTGGAGGTGGACTCTGTGATATCAATATGGAAGGCATAAATGTAATTACTTATCAGACAGCTCTTATTGCATTTGATAAGAAATATATGGAAAGCAATAATAAGATAGTTGAAGACTCTGGAGAAGGATCTAAACCTACTGGACTTCTTCAAAAAGAATTAGACGAGTCAACTATTAAGTACAAAAAAGCTCGACAATTAGCTTCTGGTAAACTTTCAGACTTATATGAAGAAGTTGAAAAAGCAGAAGAAAATGGCACAAAAGATGCTGAAAAATTGCGCAAGAAATATGAGCGTGAAATTAGTTTACTGATAAAAACAGAATTAGCTGCTTATAAGAAAGCACAAACAGCTTGGGATAATAGGCAAGATACATTATTTCAGAAAGCACAAGTTAGAAATGTAATTCAGTGCTGCAATGCTTTGATAATTGATGAAGCACACTTGGCTGCTGTTGTCACTGAAGAAATTGGAAATCAAGCAAAGCAAGCATATTACAGATTGGGACTTTCAGCTACTCCTTTTCGTACTGACAATCAAGAAATTAGAATTGAAGGCACACTAGGTGGAAAAGTTTGTGAAGTAAGTGCTAGTGATCTTGTAGAACGTGGCTTTCTTGTTCCACCCAAGATTTTTGTAGTAAATATTAGTACTGTTGAACCTGGACAGACTTATCACGAAGTTTACAATCTAAATATAGTAAATTGCTGGGAAAGAAATTTCAGAATTAAACAATTCGCTGAAGGATTGAAAGCAAAGGGTGTTCCAACTCTTATTCTTGTTGAAAGAATGGAACATGGCAATATTCTTGAAGGAATGATTGAAGATGCTGTTTTTGTTCCTGGAGGCGATAAGGGTGAAATTGATCCTAGTGATGAGGAAAAGAATTATCGTCGAAGAATGCTTAATTCAGTTGAAAACAACGAGATAATTTTGATTGCAACACAGTGGGCAAATGTAGGTGTTGATGCTCCTAAGATTTCTGGATTAATTCTTGCGGGTACTAGTTCATCTCCAGTAACTACATATCAGCAAGTTGGAAGAGTGCTTCGTTGTGTTGGAAAGAATGTTGAGGACTCTATTAAAAACGGAAAACCTGAAGCTATAATTATAGATTTTGCTTCAAGCCATAAGAATTTGAGATCTCACGTAAATATGAGGAAGAAAGTATATAAGAATGAACGAGCCTGGAAGATGTTTGAATTGAAATAATCTACGACGCTGTAGATTATAAGTTGCCTTACAATTCTACGTTGAATAATGCTGAAATAACTTGATTCATCATTTCTTCGAGCTGTTCAAAAATTCTCATAATCATTTGCCTCCTTACACAAAAATATCCACTGGCCTAGATTTATCCGCCAGTGGACAATAGTAGTATACAACATTGAATGGTTTACGTCCTATTAAGATTTCTTAATAAAAGTTAGGCTGCGCTTTGCAAGGAATAATAAATTGCTTATTTGCGCATTGGAGGTGTGCTATGTTTCATCAAACCATCGTCGGCAAACCCAAATGTTGTCTAAATCGTAATTGCAAAACTCAATTCACAAAAGCTTCCCATCTTGGTTGGCTTCCCAAATCTGAAGTTGAAGTTTATGCAATTATGAGATGCCCAAAATGTAAAGACACATTTGCAGTAGTACAACTTATGTCTATGGCACACGATTATAGATCTAATCTGCCAAGAGACGAAAGTAAAGTAACTCCTAGTGGGCCAATAACAAAAAAAGAAACATTGGACTTTAAGAAAAAATTGGAGAATAAGGATTCTTTAAAAGAATTAATGGAAGGATATGTGCCTGGAGGGACAATATTACCTGACGAAACAGAATAATGTACAATTATTCTTATGAGTTATGCAATTGGAATTGATTTAGGAAGTACTTTTAGTGTAGTTTCTTATGTTAATGAGAATGATCAAGCAGAAGTAATTCCAAATGATTTAGGCGAAAGAATCACTCCTAGTGTTGTTAGCTTTGGAGATGAAGTTTATGTAGGGCAATATGCTGTCGATATGGAGCAGCATTTGCCCTATTCTCATACTATACGTGTCGTTAAGAGACATATGGGGACTAACAAGAGATTTGATATTAATAACAAATCTTATAGCCCAGAAGAAGTATCATCTTATATTTTAAAATATCTCAAAAATTGTGCAGAGAGACACTTAGGCACAGAAGTAATTGAAGCTGTTATTACTGTCCCTGCATATTTCAATAATGATCAAAGGCAATCTACAAAAACAGCTGGAGAATTGGCTGGCCTCAAGGTATTACGCATCATCAATGAACCTACTGCAGCATCTTTGGCATATGGTCTTGATAAAAAGAATGATGCAACAATTTTAGTTTATGACTTGGGTGGTGGAACTTTTGATGTTACTTTACTCAAGCTTATGGATGGAGTTGACTTTCACGTTCAATCAACATCTGGAAATACTTCTCTTGGTGGTGTAGATTTTGACGCTGCTATTGGAAAAATTATTAGCCAAAAAACTTCTCATACATTAGATCCTGTTGATTTAAGAAACATATCAGAAAAGGCAAAAAAGATGCTTTCTCATATGACTGTTGCTAATGTCATGATTGAAAAAGCACCAATTAAAATTACTCGTGAAGAATTTGAAGAGTCTATCAAGGCGTATATTGACAAAACTATGGTGTGTGTCAATGATGCTTTAAGGGATGCAAATACAAAAACAGACAAGGTAGATGAAGTTGTATTTGTAGGCGGTAGTACTAGAATTCCAATGATTGAAAGAGTCATTGAAGAAAAGTTCGGAAAAAAGCCAAATAAGTCAATTAATCCTGATGAAGCCGTATCGATAGGGGCAGCAATTCAAGCATCAGTTTTGACTGGAAAATCAAGCAGAGAAGTGTTTCTTTTAGATGTTTGCCCTCTTTCATTAGGTGTAGAAACTCAAGGTGGCATTATGAGTATATTAATTCCAAGAAATACTCAAGTGCCAGCAGTTGTTAAGGAAATCTTTACAACTGCTTATGACGATCAATCTTCTGTTGATGTAAAGATATATCAAGGAGAAAGACCAAAGACTGTTGATAATTTATGTCTTGGTGAATTTAAGTTAGATGGTATTGAAGAGAAACCTAGAGGATTACCTAAAATTGAAGTGGCATTTGAAATTGATGCAAATGGTATACTTTCAGTTAAGGCTCAGGATCTAGATACTGGAGTCAACAAAGATATTGAGATTACTGGCCAAGCATCGTTATCAAGTGAAGAAATATCAAAAATTATTGACGACGCACAAAAACACAAAGAAGAAGATGAATACTTTAGAAAGATTACAAATATACACGATCTTCTTTATGATTGTGAAATTCAAATTGAAGAATTACTTCGAACAAATGTTTTAAATAATGAAGATATAATTGATTTGAAAGATCTTAAAAAGTCTATCGAGGATGATGGTAAAAGTCAAAATAAAGAACTTTTATCAAGTCTATTAGAATCTGCTAGAGAAACTTTAAAAGAAAAATCTTTACTGGTACACCAGATAGCAAAAGAGAAAATGGAATGAAAAAGGCAGGAGTTTGGGCTTCTATAATTTGTGCAATACACTGCACTTTATTGCCATTACTATTTATTTTAGTTCCTACAACTGGCGTTTATTTATTTATTAATGAAACTTTCGAATATATTTTATTGGCAGTTTCATTAATATTTAATATCTCAAATGTTTGTTTTGGATACAGACAACATAAATCAAATAAAGCAGTTGCATTATTGGCTTTGGGATTATTTTTATTTGTAACAGGAAGACTGTTGCACAAACATAATGATCATCATGATTTTGAAATTGATTTATTTAATATTTTTATGATTGGTGGTGGTCTTATAATGGCTATCTCATCAATAGTTAACGACAAACTTTGCAATCAATGTAAAAAATGTGGAATTGATAAAAAATGAAAGACAAAAAAATAGATAGGCATTCGCTTGATAACAGTGACCGTTACGAGCTTATACCTATCTTAGTTGAAAGTGTTGTTGTAAACCCCGAAGAAAAATCTTTTATTGTATTGAGTGATGGAGATAAAAAATCTGCCATAGAAATTAATTCTTTTGAATCGGGTATGTTGACTTTTGTAGCCAAAGATTACCACAAGAATTCTCACATACAAACTATACATCAGGCTTTTGTAAAATTGCTTGAAGTATATAAATCAGAAGTCGTAAGTGTTGAAATAGAAAATAAAGTTGGAGATGTAATTTATACATCTGTCAAGTTTTTAGATAAAAATTTGAATAATTTTTATTTTGTAATGTCTTTATGTGATGGAATAATTTTGTCCATATTATCCCAGACCAATTTAAAAATTGTTTCTGATGTCTGGGATAATATGGATCCTCTAGATGAGGATTGGGATTATGAAAACTTTATGTTTGATGATGACTAATCTAATTAGACAACGTAGCACATAAAGTCAAAGTCAACAGTCAAGATACCAGTGCTTACAGAGAAGTTGGTAGCATTGATGATTGCTTTTGATAATCCAATACCAGGGATCAAGCTACCCCAAGTTGGAGCAACGTTAGCAAAGCCAGTTTGTTGTGCAATTTCAAGTGCAAATGTAACATCACCAGCACTTGCAAGAACAGCTCTACCAGCAGATTGAGTGGTAACACCAGCAGTTGTTTCAGATGCATATGTAGATCCAACAACAACAGCACCCTTGCCCTTACCGGAGATGGTCAAGCCATTGACACCGATATGTGGGAATTGAGTACCATACTTGTAAGAAATTCCGTTGCCAGAAAGAACGGATGGTAACATAGTACCGCCACCACCACTTAATTGATAGCCAGCATTTGGATCACTGAAATCGTAAGGGTTGATGAAGTATGTTTTTTGAGTTTCAACGTTAACGTCAACACTTGCTTCTTGGATGAAATATTTTCTTTCACCAATTTGAGCTCTAAAGTCGTAGAAACGAGCAACTCTTGTAGGACCAAACGCAGTAGTACCAGATCCACCAGTTCCAACAGGATTCAATGTTGGGTGAGGCTGGTTGGAGTTTACAACGAAGAATGCAGAAGTTCCAAGTCCTGAATCGCCATCACTTTCAAGTGTAAGAGAAACAGATCCACCACCTTCATTGATGCTAAATGAAGCTGATTTGAGGATAGGTAAGGTTGCAGATGTAGGATCTAAGATCTCATTGATTTTTTGTGTTGCGATAGCTCTTCCGTCGGCAGCAGCACCACCACCAATCAAGATAGGAGCTTGGATTGAGATAGTCTCAGTAACTCCACCGATGTCCATAATTCTGGTTTTTGGACTTCCTTGCATCAAGACCTTAGGTGAAGCATCAATAGTAATGTTTCTACTTGCGCTCTCTACAATGTATGATCTAGCAGTTCCACCAGCAACTGTGATAAACACTGATTTATAAATACCAAGTATATCATTGTTAATAGGCATTTTATCAACTCACTTTCAAAAGATTTATTAACTTCTTTTGTTTTTTTAGGTTATTCAAAATATTCTTTTTTTCATTGATGCTTACCTTTTTAAACAAAAGTGAATAATCCATTGTCGTTCATAGAAGCATCAGGTTTATTAATTCCAGCCCATTCTGTCGTTCTCCTTATTATTTGTGCTGTCAAAGGAGTTTGTCCAATCTTGAAAACTGGATTTGGATAAGTGGTGGTGACTGGTCCAAATCTCAAAACTAGATTTGAGTCATGCATTAATCCACCATGAATGAATGTGTTTAAATCAGACCCATTTCTGATAACTTCAGTGAATGACCCTGACCATTTTGTTGATTGAACACCTATCAATTCAATCTGATCATTCTGTTCAGTTACAGCTGATCCAGGGAAAGATAAATATGGCATTAAAAAGACTGGAGTGACTAATTCATTTTCAATTCTAACTTCAATACTGCTTGTAGTTCTCATAGAAGATTCTTTTCTACTAGCATTGCAGTCTGCCCATGAGAGCGTTTTGCCTAATATGTATTCAGTGCTAAAATTAAAAGTTGACTCTGTTTCAGTATCTACCATAGCAGTCAAATTTATATTGACCATAACATTATTATTTTCACTAGCAGTAAGAGTCAAGCTACTTATTACTACAGAATCTAATGAAAGGTTTTTATTATCATCAGTTCCAGGGTTGACCACAGTAGTGGTTTTGCTTGAAAGTAAATGATGAGTATCAATTCTCAAAGCTGACATGGGCTTTGCAGCATATTGCAATATTATTTTTGAAGCCTCTTCTAGGTTGCCATCTTGATCAACTCTTAATGGAAATGATATTGAACCTTCATATTTTTTAGCACCCAAGTTGTATATAGCATAAGCTGGACCACCTTGAATGTAGTTGTTTAAGTCATGATCTTGAACTTGATTGACATTGAAATTTTCAACAATCAAGTATTTACCATTGACACAAATACCTTTCGTATTCAGTCCAGTAGAGAATTCAGCTCTTGTTAAGATACCAGGAAATGCCATTTACCACTCATAATCCTTTACTTCAAAAAAACTTTTGTAAGTAGTTTGTATTGTTCCTGAGGCTTTCCAAGAATATTTGTAAGTACCAATTCTAGATGGAGTCCATTGTTTATAATATATGCCCACTGTATCTGTAGCTTGAACAGGTTCAGAATTTCCACTTCCTGATCCAACATTATAATAATATGTATGCCCGATTCCACCTGGTTCAGTCATATAGAAAGTTAAACTATCTGCTGAAACACCAGTACCACTTTCATCTTTCAAGTGAGCATAAATTTTAAGAGTTGTTCCTGATAAATATTCATTGTTAAGCATATCTATATTCCATTTAGTAATTATTTTTAGTAGAATTGTAATGTGCTACTATTTCACTTGTTGTAAGTATTCCACTTGAAATGAGAACTTGCGATACTTTTCCATTTAAGTATCTAGGATAAGCATATGTAGTAAAGTCACTTCTTCCTATTTCAGTGTGTAAAGTTGGTGTATATATTGCAGATGCAGGACCAGAATAACGTAAGATTCCATTAACATATAAATCATTAGAAGTATCACTATTAATATTCAGTGAAATATGATTCCAAGAATTAGATGATAATGCAATTCCAGAATTGTACCAACGTACATTTCCATATCTTATGTAAACATTGCCAGAAGTTACATATTCTTTATTGATAGCAACACCGTAGCCATTTAAGTTTTGCTCACTTCCTATGTAAACAATCATCTGACCTGATTGAGCAACTATAGAGGAATTGACCCATACAGTAATATTGACATCATTTGTGTTTCTAGTGACAGTGGAATTTATTCCAACGTAATTATTGGTTCCATCAAAGAATAAATAGTCAGCAGCTCCATTATCAAAATAAGAAACACCATTGTAAAGGTATCCATTGTTTCCATAATTACTGAGGTCATAAATAGTAAAACCAGTACCTGGATATGATGAAGAATTTGGTACAGAAAAGTACAATACAGTGTTTCCAGTACCACTTGTACCGCCCCCACCGCCTCCACCACCGCCTCCTCCAGTGCCTCCTGTGCCACCGCTTCCTCCACCAGTTCCACCAGTGCCAGAAGCAACAAACACATTTACATGGCTAGAATCAAAAAAGTATGCTCTATTTATCCAAGATTTTATAGTTGCGTTGTTCATTATTGGGTCTCAATTGTTAAAATTCCCATTTTTCACATACTTTTACCTATAAAAAAAGCTCTAGAAAATCTAGAGCTTGAAAATTCTGTTATCTGTATTACTCCATTGCAGAGTAATGTTTCCACCATTGGGAGTCACAGGTAAGTTTGAAGATGTGTCAAAATATGCTATAAGTTTTTTACTAATATCGTGATACACAATATATTGCGTAATTGTAGTTCCAGCAACTCCAGAAATAGTTAAGTCATTTGCATCTGCTACGCCTTTACCAGGAGTTATGGTTGTCATAACTCCTGATATTGCGACAGTTCCGCCAACGTTTGCTGTAGTAGTATGATTGAGTAAATCTACTGTATATTGACTAGAAAGCAAAATTACTTTAAAAGAATCTGCTGACCAATTAAATTCACCATTCAAAAAACCATCTCTACCACTATCAAACAATGCGTTAGCCATAATTTACACCTTATTCTGTAAATTCTTCTTCAAACTCAGATTCGCCTACATTAGGAACAACCACTGCAGTTTGTACTGAATCATTATCGTCTAAAGCAACAATAGTAGTAGCTTGTGTAGCCTTGGATTTATTGCGCAAACTGTCCAAATTGCAACGCATCATCTTACCCCTGTTTGTCAGTACCAAGATGTCATCATTGTCATTAATAGCAAGAGCTGAAACAATTTTGCCTGTCTGCTCACGCTTTGTCTGATTGATGGTTCTTTGGCCCTTTACAGATCTACCTGCAGTTGAGCGATATTCTGAAGCAGAAGTCTTTTTACCCTTGCCAAGTTCAGTAATTACCAAGACAGAAGGATCAGACTCTGCATCAATTGCAAGCATAGCAGCAATACTATCTTCAGGCCTTAGAAGCATTGAACGGCTACCTTGACCATTCTTACCAATACAGCGAACTAAAGTTTCATTATAACGAACAGCCATGCCCAATGAAGTAACAAGCATTACATCCTTGTTTCCATCAGTATTCATCACAAAGTTCAAGTTGTCGCCTTCAGTTAGACTGATGGCCTTCAACCCACGCTTTCGTAAACTAGTATTGTATTCACGAATTTCAGAACGCTTAATCAATCCTTTGTGTGTGACCATAATGAAATAGCCATCAATATCTAAAGACTTTAAAGTAATAGTTGACGAGACTGTTTCACCTTCAGTCAAATTCAAAAGATTATTAAGGTGAGTACCCTTGGATGTACGTGAAGCAAGGGGAATTTCATAACCCTTCTTCTTCAGTAAATTACCTTGATTTGTAAAGAACAAGAATAAGTCATGAGTTGTACCGCTGAAGATATCAGAAGCTTCATCTTCTTCACGACCCTTTACTCCAATTACACCCTTGCCACCACGGTTTTGTGTTCTGAAAGTATCAAGTGGAACACGCTTGATATATCCATCTTTAGTAAGAGAAACGATAATTTCTTCTTCTTTGATTAAATCTTCATAAGAAATTTCATCTTCAAGGGCAAGAATTTCAGAGCGTCGATCATCTCCAAACTTTTCAGCAAGTTCAAGCTGTTCTTTGGAAATAAGACCAAGCATTTTCTTTTCTGATGCCAATTGAGCAGCCAACCATTCATTTCGCTTGGTCAACTTATCAAACTCATCTTGTAATGCACGAGTATCAAGCTTAGTCAGGTTTCCAAGAGTAATTCGGAGAACTGCATCAGCTTGTTCTTGTGATGTCACAAACTCTTGAGCAATAAGTTCTTTTGCTGCTTCTTCTTTATTATCAGCATTGCGAACAAGCTTAATTACAGCATCAATCTTGTCAGTAATTCCAAGAAGACCCTCAAGAATATGGATACGTGCACTGTTCTTAGCGTGTTCAGCAGTAAATTTATTTGTGAGAACTTCTTTACGATGATCTACAAAAGCCTTTACAAGCTGGAGAATGGAAACATTCTCAACAACTTTCTTGCCGTCCAAAAGAACAGTGGAATTGACAGAAAAGCTTGTTCGAAGAGATGTCCGTTTAAGAAGTTGATTCAGAACAACTTGAGAACTTGCAGTCTTATGAAGCCAGATGCGAACATCCATACCCTTCTTACTTGTAAGATTCTTGAGACCAGTAATTCCCTCAATTTTCTTACTTTCAACAAGGTCTTTGATTTCACGACAAAAGCTTTCAGCACTACTACCATAAGGCAATTCACTTACCTTGATAATTTCCTGATTACGCTCTTGAACAATGTCGTAATAACCTTCAAGCTGAACAGTTCCACGTCCATTTGTAAAGTATGAACGAATACCATCCAACCCTAAAACCTTGCAGCGAATGGGGAAGTCTGGACCTGGAACAATCTGAAGCGCTTCGTCAGTTGTGATATCTGGATTCTTGATATAGGCATCAATCAACTTAGCAACTTCACGTAAATTGTGAGGTGCCATATTTGTAGCCCAACCAACTGCAATTCCACTACATCCATTAACAATCAAGTTAGGGAAGAGTGATGGAAGAACAGTTGGCTCCATCATTTCATCATTGTAGTTAGATTGGTAACGAACTACCTGATCAGACAATTCATTGACCATCAAATCACCAAATGAAGAAAGCTTTGCTTCTGTGTAACGCATAGCAGCTGGCTTATCTTCAGGAGCAGGGGAACCAAAGTTCCCCTGTGGAGTGATCAATGGATAACGCAATGACCAAGTTTGTGCCATACGAACAAGAGTTGGATAAACTACTGCTTCTCCGTGTGGGTGGTAATTACCAGATACATCCCCACAAATCTTTGCACACTTCTTAGTCTTACCAGATGCTCGGAGTTTAAGGTCATCCATTGCAACCAGGGTACGACGTTGTGAAGGTTTCATACCATCACGAGCATCTGGCAGTGCACGATCTTCCATAACTGCAAAAGCATAGTTAGTGAAGCGCTCATCGATAAGATCGACAAAGTTCTTTTCAAGAATGGTGTCAACTAAGTCTGATGCTTCAACAACATTCTTAACTCTAAGATTCCTAGCCATTAGTTTTCAATTTCCTTACTACGTTCAAAAGACTTCTTGATAATATGAGCCTTACGTGGACCAACTTCACTTCCCATCAAAACAGAAAGCATATTGGAAGCTTCTTCAGCATCTTCAACACCAATTTTGATAATTTGACGTGTGCCAATTTCCATAGTTGTGTGTCCAAGCTCATCTGCATCCATTTCGCCCAATCCCTTGAATCGTGTAACATCAATTTTATCACCATACTTGGCACGATATGAATTGAGTTCTTCTTCTGTATGGATATAATTGTGATTATTTTTTACAGTTACACGATATAGAGGTGGCTTTGCAAGATACAAATGACCCTTCAAAACAAGAGGACGCATAAATCGATAGAAGAATGTCATAAGAAGAGCTGCAATATGAGCACCATCATCATCAGCGTCAGTCATAATGATAATCTTGCCATAACGTAAATCTTCAATCTTGAATTCATCACGAATTCCAGTTCCAATTGCTGAAATTAAAGCAGAAACTTCTTCATTAGCAAGAAGTTTAGCAAGTTCATTCTTCTCTGGGTTGATGATTTTTCCACGAATAGGAAGAATTGCTTGAGTGATTGGATTTCGGCCACCCTTTGAAGATCCAGCAGCAGAATCACCTTCGACTAAGAATAACTCAGAAATAGCTACATCTTCAGTATCACAGTCAGACAATTTGCCTGGGAGTGAACCTGATTTACCTAAAAATCCTTGGCGCTTGATAGATTCAGATGCTTTCTTTGCAGCAGCTCTTGCACGAGCAGCACGTAAAGCACGTTCAGCAATCATCTTGAGAATAGATGGGTTCTTCTCAAAGTATTCTGTAAGAGCTTCAGAGAAAAGCCTATTTACAACGCCTTCAACTTCAGGAGAGCCAAGTTTGCCCTTAGTTTGTCCTTCAAATTGTGGCTGTGGTAAGCGAACAGAGATAATAGCGACAATACCCTCACGAATATCTTCGCCAGTCAAATTAGGCTCTTTTTCCTTGATAACACCCAATGAACGAGAGAATTGATTGACTACTCTTGTGATAGATGTTTTGAAGCCACTAAGATGAGTACCACCATCAGCGGTATTAATGTTATTTGCATAGGCATAGGTTGTTTCATCATCATCCTCTGCATATTGGAATGCAACTTGAACATTTACTTTTCCAGACTTATTTTCAAAATAAAATGGTTTTGATGGATATGGATTTGAACGAGTAGATGCAAGATAACTTACGTAATCAGCAATTCCACCTTCAAAATAAAATTCTTCTTTGGTTCCTGTGTGCTCGTTTTTATAAACAATCTTCAAGCCACCATTAAGATATGCAGTTTCTTTTAAACGACGAACTATAACAGTTTCATCAAAATGGATATTGTCATTAGAACGCTTATTCCAAATTTTATAAATTACATATAAAAGCTGTTCATCAATATTAGTTGACTTAAATATATCGTAAAAAGTAATACCGTTTACTTCTCCGTTAATTAAGGCTTTACGCCATTTTCCAGAGCATTCAGCAAACACTTCATCAATTTCAAAATCGTCTACAAGAACTTCACGAAAAGCATCTTCAACTGCAAATTGACCAAAAATATTATAGTCAGGAGTAAAAGAAATTTTAGTTCCAGTAGAATTTGATGTGCCAATTTCCTTGACAGAAGAAACTGGAATACCACGCTCAAAAGATAATTGATATTTCTTCTTATCACGAGAAACTTCAACATCAAGATTCAATGAAAGAAAGTTTACACAAGAAGCACCAACACCGTGCAAACCACCAGATGCTTCGTAGCCAGAACCATCATCACCAAATTTTCCACCAGCATGAAGTTCAGTTAATACAATTTCAAGAGTACTACGCTTTTTAGGGTCTTCTTGCTTAACAGCCGTTGGAATTCCACGTCCATTATCAATTACTGTCAGAGTGCGATTGTCTTTAGAAACAATGACATCAATTTTGGAACAATGGCCAGCCATATGCTCATCAACAGAGTTGTCCAAAATTTCCCAAACAAGGTGATGAAGTCCCCTTTTACCAGTATCACCAATATACATTGCAGGACGTGTACGTACTGCTTCTTGGCTCTCCAAAATCTGAATGGAGTTTTCGTTGTATTGATTTGCCATTTGCTTTCCTTCGCTTAATTCCAAATACAGGCATAAAAAAATGCTGTGATTTAGATTATCACAGCATTATACCAAAAACAAGCGAATTTTGCTATTTTCTACAAGATACGATCCGCTACACTATACATACCCAATAAATCAAAATTATGGGCTAATTTTACCATATTTTCTAGTTTTCTTGATGCCATTCCAGGCATCCCACCACCAGCTGCTCCAGCACCTTGCTCTTTTCCTTTATTTTTGGCAAAACCAAAAGATAAAAATTTCACGGCATTGGCAAAATCATCAAGAGTAATTTCAAGATCTAATAAGTTTTGACCCTCAGGCAATCTTTCCCACCTAGTTTTATCAGTTCTCTTAATTTCTTCTTCGGTAGCTTCTTCGGTTTCTTTTCTCTTGCCTCTTTTTTCTTTATCAACACCACCGTCTTCGACTCCACCATATTGAATCCAAATATCGTTGGCAATTCCTTGTTCGTTATCTTCAAGTTGCTCTAATAATTTCTTTTCTATTTCAGCATCTGCCAATATTAGGCCTAAGTTTGCCAAAGGTACTAATATTTGTTTCTGACCTGAAGGAGGAGCAGTTGGTGCAACAGGCATAGCCATAGGAGCTGCTGGCATAGCCATACCAGCTAATGGATCCATGGGCATTTGAGAAATTTTAATATATTTCATTTTTTATCTTATTGGGGCTGAAATAAAATCAGAGCGATGTCTGCCTCTACCAGGAGTGTCAAATGCTTCTGTAGTTTGTTGAGCATTCTCTAATTTTGTTTCTGATTCTGGTTCATCATCTTCTTCAAATGAAAATGTATCTTCAATAACATCTGGATTTAAGATATCCATTTGTCCCCAGTTTGGTTTTGTAGTGTTTGCAACTCTTCTTATAAGTTGGGAAGCTGAAAGACCCCTTCCATCAAATATATCTTCTTCATCATTGTCCCAAGATGATAAAGTGGACATAGCAACAAGAATTGCGTCTGTCATTTGTGCTTCTATAACTCTATTGTTTGTTTTTGCAAAACGTCTAGAATTGAATTTTTTAGAAATTGTAGCTGATGCCAATGCTATAATTTTAGCTTGTTCTTCATGTGAATGAACGTCAGGAGCAATATCTTCTAAAAGTGTATGTATCTGGGACTCTAAATTTTGCATATTTTATCTCTCTTGATAAATTCTTATTACTATATTTTTAAATTGTAGCGGGTTATACCTTTACTAATCTTTTGCTATTAAGTATTCTACTTTGAATTTCATGTTTCTTACTTGCCCGTTTAAAGTAATATTGTTTGCTGAAAGAGCTGTTGTACTTGGAGTTTTTATTGCAATTCCAAAACTTTTGCTCTTTGCAGTTTGATCAATTCCCAAAGTTGCTCCACCAAGATATACAGCATTATCATATCCTGAAGTCAGTGGTTGCCAAGTTTCAGGAGATGAATTATATAATTGGAAATTAGCAGTATCAATCCAATCAATATTGTCTGTACCTAAGTTATAAGCAGTTGTTTGAGTGTTTGTAATTGTACTAGGAATTGGTAATTTTATTCTGAAATTTTTGTCAGCATTTGTTGTTCCATATCCGACTTGTATAGACAATTGAGGCAACAATTCTGCACTATTGTCTAAGTCAGTAGCTCTAGTCCAAATGTTAGATGAGCCTATCGATGAAACTACGTAAACACCATTTGTTGTTTTATTAGTTTGATCTTTTACCAAAATTCTGTCATATTTTTGCAAAATAACTTCGTCTACTTTGCTTGGAGGATTTGTCAATGAAATCTCCGATGTTGTTGCTACTTTTGCATTTGTTAGATATGAATTGGTATTTACTTTTACCCAATATAAATTTGTAGAATCCATAGTAGGAGTTCCGCTTTCATTGTACACAAGCGCATAAGTTCCTGTCGTAGCATTTCCACTTGATACAATTACTCTTTTATTAATTGATATTTCAGATGAATTATCCAAAAGCTCATGTCTATTCAAATAGTTTGTCACAACTTCATCAATGACATAAATTCCATTTTGCAAATTATCACTTTGATTTTTTACTAACAATCTATCTCCCTTTTGTGAATTAGGGATATTAAGATTGGAATTCAATGTCAAGTTTGATGTGCTAGCAAATGAACAAGCTGTGAAATTACTAATTAGTCCTTGCTGGAACCACTGTATATTGTCAGAGCCTACAGATGTATTTGAGGGATTATAATAAAGTTCGTAGTTGATATTTCTATTTGAATCATTTACGTACAAACTTGCAATTTGAAATTCTGTTGTTGAAGTTCCATTGCCAACTCTTATCAAATTAGGCTCAGTTTTTTTGTTAATTCTTGCTACAATATTTTCAGAGCTAGTTGTTTGATTGATGAACAATACTTTGTCATTTTGTAAAGTTGACACTCCATTGATTACATCTGGCAATGCTTGTAAATTAGCAAAGTTTGTATGGCCCAATCCGGCTACATCAATTACATGTTCAGCCCCTACACTTCGCCAGAACAATGGTGTGTTTAATGCTGAGGCACCAAGGTTATAAGCAGTTGAGTCTTCGGGAAGATTTAATTCGTATGTCCTGTTGTTGTATACCACTCTTCCAAGCGCATATAATTCATTAGTGGCATCCAAGTCTGCCGTTCTTGATAACACAAACTTGTTGTTAAGAACGGCTGTGTATATTCCATTTTTTGTACTATCAGATTGAAATTTGATTGCAACTTTATCGCCAACTTGTATATTGTAGCCATCTATCATAGCTGTAGCACCAGACCCAGACGGAGCTCCCATAGGACCAATTACAGGGATATATGTAATATCATTGAAATTTGGAATATTGCCAGTATTTCCTACTGCAGCTGCAAAAGTAGTCCTAGTGCTTACATCAATCCAAGATCTAGCTGAAGTATTTATATTTGTGCTTAAAGGATCAAAATACAAACAGAATGTTCCGAATCCAGCTGAATTTGAAAGCCTTACTGTGGTTGGATAAAGTGAAGATCCAAAAGCTGAACTATAAGCCATTGTTACTTCTTGTATTTCTGATCTCTTAAAGGTGTAAAGTTTTTGATCACGCTTACCAGCTTTGTTATGTGTGACTAATCTATTGATATCATCGTAATATGTTGTAGTTAAAGTTGAATCAATGGTGGCATCTGAATAATCTGATGTAGTTTTATTTTTCAAAACTAATACATTTGTGTTTGCAGAAAGTCCTAGTCCAGAATACCAGGATGTTAATGCAATTCCAGATGGTTGATAAGCTTTTTCTAGATAAACATCACCAGTAAAAAGCCCAATTGAATTCAAAGTTACAGGATCTGTAAAATTACCACTAAATGTAGAGCTATTTCCTAGTCCAGTTTGAATATAATATCCGTCTTGTGATAGCCTACTCGTCAAGAAATAATCAGTGACAGATTCATTTTCAACAATAATATTAGCATTGGATGCATAATTATTGCTTGAGTTGAATGAAGAAATCCAAGAACTTCTATCTCTGTTGTATTTGACTTCTGAAGTTGTGGCTGTTCCAATAATATTTACAATTTGGAAGTTTTGTGAATCAACATTCCAAGATCCTGATAATTTTGGATTAGGTGAAAGCAAGAATAATTTATCACGTAATACTTGAGGAATGTAATAATATCTATTTAATGTTTGTTTTGGATTTTCGTCATATTTTGGAACAGTTGAATCTTTGTAAAGATAGGCATACAATGTACCTGTCCAGCTTGAACCTGAAGTATTTAAGATCCCATTTTTTGCATCTACGGTGAAATCAGTGCTATAAGTCTTTGAAATTACAGTTCCACCAGTTGAAACAACAAAGACATCTATTAAGGCATCTGGATAATTAGATGTAGACCATGTGTAAACATCACTAGTTGATTCTGGTCTTGCAAGATAAATTGTATTTCCAAATGAAGATGAGTGTCTTACTAAATTTTTGGCATGATCAAGATGGCCATTTATTGAATTGTATTTTATTTTTCTTAAGTAATAATTGAAGTTTGCGTCAATACTTACAATTTGATAAATTCCACTTGTTGATTTTCGTACAGTGGAGTTATATTCATCCTCACTGCTGACATAATAAAATACTCTGTCATTGATTTCATATGGATACTGTATTGAGTCGCCACTTATATTGCTATAAAGTTG